ATGGTGAATCGCGTTCTGTATCTGCTTTTGGCAGCGTACTTCGCGAAACATCACGTTCCTTTGCCTGCGGATTTCCCTTTCGTCCTTTAAAACGGGCGAAAAGTTCTCAAATCACTCACCTAAAGGTGTTTCATCATGTTTCACTGGCTAAAGCTAGATCTCGTTATCTACCCGCGTAGCAGCAATGCAACTCGCCTTGGTACAGGTGCGCGCGTTTTCGACTTTAAGTCTTGGACGGCCACCATCCATGCGATAGAGCACGGCTGCTATGGTAGACACGGGAAGTTATCCTACTTCCTGGAAGGATCCATACTTGCGAATTGGGGGCAATCAGCTGCTCTTGCCATAGCGTGGCCGGAAGGGGAAACCATTCCGGTCGTGACTGGGCTCGAGCAACCTGAGCCTCCTGAAACGGAGGTATGGGAGCAGGTGATCATCCCTTTATATCGAAAGATTGAAGGGGAGCTCTACTGCTTCCTTCCGGTGGAGATCCGGAGAATGATGATGGCCCCGACGTTGTCCTTTAAATTGGACGGCAATCCGAAAGAGATTGGTAAGCTTCTGGATGAAGCTTTCCGTCGGGCAGCAGCGCATAGCATCCCTGCTAAGCGTCTGCCTGTAATGCCTTGATTTGAGCGGGAGAAAGCCAGATGGGAAACATAAATCCCTCAGTGCTGTATCTCGACCTTCTCGAGGACTTGCAGCCCTACCTTCCGTCAGATGTTTACGAAGCGTTCATTGATGAGCGCGACGTCGACTACTGGCCTGGGATAGGGATCAAGAGTGTAGCTGCCGTTTCCATGGCGAAGGCCTTCCTGAAGAAATTTCAGGATAGGCCCCTGCCGGGGGCGGACAGAGTTGCCCTTGATAAATTCTTGCAAATCAATGAGAGATGCAAGAACTACAAGTTTCCTGGTACTAAGTGGTCTGATACCTCTTGCTTAGAGCAGGAGTATGTCAATCAACTCCTTGGAGAGCTGCGAAGCTCGCTTTGGAAGTTTTATGACAGCATGCCTTCAGTAACGTTCGGGTCTATCCTCGAAAGAGGCAGAACCGGACCTGGGGCAAGCCTTGGTGCAATTGGAACAGACTTCTATTCGAAGATGTTCTGTAGCACCCTTACCACTACCCGGGAGTCCCTCCATAGAGTGTTTCAACTCTACATCAACAGTATGCCTCGCTGGCAATCCGCCAATGAAATGCGGAAGTCCTTATGCGAGGATGTGTTGATCATAGAAGGTAACCGCTTGTCTTTCGTCCCTAAGACGGTGGACGTATCGAGGACCATATGTACTGAACCAAGCATCAACATGGTGTTTCAACTTGGTTTAGGCGAACTCATAGCTGACCACTTGAAGCGGGCTTTTGGCCTTAATCTTGAGGACCAGCAAATGAGGAATCGCGAACTGGCGCGGATCGGGAGCGAGACGGGAAGATTGGCAACAATCGACCTGTCCTCCGCTTCTGATTCGCTGTCCATTACGATGCTTCGGGAGGTGCTGCCCAGTGGATTAAACCACTGGCTGCACCTACTGCGGAGCCCGTACAGTCAATTGCCCGACGGGCGGATGACTGAGCTACATATGATTTCAACAATGGGGAATGGTTATACGTTCCCACTCCAAACATTGTTGTTTGCCTGCGTAGTCCATGCAGTATACCGCTGTCGAGGGCACAAGATTGTGCACCCGTACGGTCGGCGCCTCGGAAACTATGCAGTTAACGGTGACGATATCATCGTCGTAGACGATTGCTACGATGATGTTGTTCGCCTATTAACGCTGCTAGGATTCGAGGTAAATGCAAAGAAGTCGTTTAATACCGGCTTCTTCCGGGAGTCCTGTGGCCTCGATGCCTGGTCTGGCATCGATGTTAGGGGGGTCTACTGTAAGACCCTCAAAACACCACAGGATCGCTATTCACTCATCAATCGTCTTAATCGATGGGCCGCGCGCCACAGAATACCTTTGTGGCGGACGGTACATCGACTGCTAGAGACGGTGCGCCCGATCTGGGCGCCTCGAAACGAGCAGGACGTCGCTGGGATCCATGTTCCAAAATGGGCTCTAGGTCACGCGTTGCAGAGAGAGCACGGCTCGTACCTCTACAAGAGGTACGTCGCCAGGCCCGCGCTGCTTCGCGTGAAGGACGATTCCATTGTGGTTCCCAGAGGGCAGAAGCGAAGGCCCGTCAATCCTGACGGACTTATCATAGCTGCCTTGATGGGCGTACTTAGGGATCATAGTATATCAGTCAGGCATGACTGGTGTAGCTATGATTTGCGAAGAGGTGTTTGTCCTAATTGGGACGCACCTCCAGCGAGTAGCAGTTTAGACTGCCAGAGCTGGCGATACTGGGAAAGTATCGTTGGTGCTTTAGTTCCCTGACTCACCTTTTAGAGTTAGTGGGCTAGAACGCCTGGTCTGAACATAGGAAGTTC